CATAGAATACAATGTAAAGAGATATTACCAAAAGGTTCTATCATTGTATTTCCTTCATTTGTGTGGCATAGAGTTAAACCCGTAACCGCTGGCACAAGATACAGTCTTGTTGTCTGGCATTTAGGAAAGCCGTTTAGATAATGTTTATAAATAATTATTTTAGTACACCTGTCTGGTCAGAACAAAAACCAGAATTTGTTAAGTCTTTAAATAAAGCAAGTAACAAATATATTAAAGAAGCAAGAAACAGAAACAAAGAGCATATTAAAAAACACGGTGACTTTGGATTGTCACATCACTCAACACCATTAACTGTTGATAATGATTTTTTAGATTTTAGAAATTATATTGGTCAAAAGTCTTGGGAGTTTTTAGATCATATGGGTTATGATATGCAACAATATCAAACTATGTTTAGTGAACTATGGGTACAAGAGTTTGCTAAAAAAGGTGGTGGTCATCACTCTGCACACATACATTGGAATCAACACGTATCAGGTTTTTATTTTCTAAAGTGTTCAGATAAAACTTCTTATCCAATATTTCACGAACCTAAAACAGGTGCACGTGCTACAAAATTAAAAATGAAACCAGATATAAAAGGTGTTTGGAATGGTAGTGAGCTTATACATTTTAAACCTACACCTGGTACATTAATTATATTTCCTGGATATTTAGAACACGAATATGCAGTGGATTATGGTTACGAACCGTTTAGGTTTATACATTGGAATATACAAGCTGTACCGAAAGAGATGGCTAAAGATGTCATTTAAAAAAAATAAATACACAGTTATTAGAAAAGCAATATCAAAAGACTTAGCATCTTTTGTTGCAAATTATTTTTTAATGCAAAAGCAAGTTTATGATACTTGCAAAGCATCAAGATATTTTTCGCCATTTGAAACTATCATTGGTTATTATGAAGGTGAGAATGAACAGATACCAAATACATATTCTCAATATGCAAATATGGCTATGGAAACATTACTATTAAAATGTTTACCAGATATGGAAAAAGCAACAGGACTTAAATTATATCCTGCATATACTTATGCAAGAATTTATAAAAAAGGCGATATCTTAAAAAGACACAAAGATAGATTTAGTTGCGAGATATCTACTACTATGAATCTTGGTGGTGATGATTGGCCAATATATTTAGAGCCATCTGGAGAAGTTGGTAAGAAAGGTGTTAAAGTAGATTTAAAACCAGGAGATATGTTAGTTTATTCTGGTTGTGAATTAGAACACTGGAGAGAAAAATTCAAAGGCAAAGAATGCGTACAAGTTTTTCTGCATTATAACAATCGTAAAACACCTGGAGCGAAGGATAATATGTTTGACAAGCGTCCACATTTAGGTCTTCCTTCTTGGTTTAAACGATGATATAATCCTTAGATGGAGGCAGTGGACACCACCACATACCACCCGCTGTCTCCTTTTAAGGAAAATTTATGAGTTTAGGATTTGACGCAATATCTGCACTACCGTTTGCTACATCGGGTCCCGATAATAATGTAACTTTTGCAGTTACAGGAAATGCTCTTACAGTAAGTATAGGGCCAGTTAATATTGCAGCTGATGCAGTCGTAGAAGATGCAGTAGGTAGTCCATTAACACTTGGTACAGGTACATTATCAATTACAGGTACAGCTAATTTAACAGCTCCTAAAACACCTTTAACTTTAGCAACGGGAACCGCGGTTGTTTCTGGAGATGCTAATATAGATGTCACTGGAAACTCATTGACTATTCAGACAGGAACTGTTACAGTAACAGGAACCGCGCTTGTACAACCAGATGGTTCACCATTAACACTGGCTACAGGAGAACCAGGTATTATAACGTGGAATGAAATTATACCAGGAGCAACAATGGTCTGGACACCAATAGACCCTTATTAATATGGCATCGACTTATTCAACAGATTTATCATTAGAACTCGTAGCAACCGGTGAAAAGGCTGGTCTATGGGGAACAGTAACTAATACTAACTTACAAATATTACAAGCTGCATCATCAGGTGTAGTCAATGTCCCTATGACATCAGGATCTGATGTAACTTTAGATTTATCAGATGGATCGGCGAGCGCGAATGGTAAAAATATTTATTTAAAATTAACTGGCACAATGACTGCCAATATCAGTTTAATTATACCTGCATCAACAACAGGTGGTACGGCTACTAGAGTTTATGTTATTCAAGATGCAACAGATAGAACTACAGCAAATAAATATACATTAAATATTAAGACAGCTGGTTCATCAAATCCAATCGCTGTTCCTGTAGGATCAACAATGGTTGTGCATTCTGATGGTACAGATGCAAGATTAGATGTTTTACAAGAAGGTAATTTTGAAATTACCTCTACATCAATCACAGCTTACACAGCTGTTGCTGGTGATAATTTATTAATTGATACTGCAAGCACAACTGTAACAATTACATTACCTGCATCACCAAGCAAAGGAGATACAGTTAGTATTATGGATGTATCTGCAACTGGTGGATTTGCATCTAACAATGTAACTGTAAATAGAAATGGCTCTAAAATTAGAGGAGCTGAAAGTAATTTAACTTTAAATAACAATAATCAATCAATTAAGCTAAGATTTACTAACGCTGATAAAGGTTGGCAATACGTATACAACCAAACATCATAGGAGTAAAAGATGCTTACTCAAATTAAGTTTGCTCCTGGAATTGACAAACAAGACACAGCTGTTGGAGCTGAAGGTCGTTGGGTAGATTCTGACAATGTCAGATTTAGATATGGTTTACCAGAAAAAGTAGGTGGCTGGCAATCATTACTTACAGATACAATTGTAGGTGTAGCAAGAAAACAACACGCATTCGTAGATAAAGATGGTAATAGATATGTTGCTATCGGTACAGACAAATTTTTAATTATATATTTTGAAGGACAGTTTTTTGATATTACACCTTTGAAAGCAGACATTACAGGTGCAACTATTGCAACAACAAGTGGTTCACCAACTTGTACAATTACAACTTCATCCGCTCACAATATTGGAGTAGGTGATATTGTTTTATTTGATAGTGTAACTTTACCAGGTGGTACAGGTTATACAGCAGCAGACTTTGAAGATAAAAACTTTCAAGTTATATCTGTTCCAAGTCCTACAACTTTTACAATTACACAAAGTTCTAATGCATCGGCAACTGTTGCAACAGGTGGTAGTATAACTTTAAAACCATATGAACCTGTGGGTCCAGCTGCACAATCCTATGGATATGGATTTGGTACTGGTAATTATGGTGGCACAGTTACAGGATCGGCAACAACAACCTTGAATGGAGGGATTGCTGCTGCAGATACAACAATTACTTTAACGGATGCAAGTTCTTTTCCAACATCAGGTACAGTTTTAATTGGTGATTTTTCTTCTGGTGATTATGCAGCTACTTCAGAATTAGTTACATACTCAGGTAAATCTTCAAATGATTTAACAGGATGTACTAGAGGTCAATTAGGAACCACTGCTCCAACAACAACGGCAACAGGTACAACTGTTACTAATGCAACAGATTGGAATGGTTGGGGTGATGCAGTTGATGCAGGAACAATTACACTAGAACCAGGTCTTTGGTCGTTAAGTAATTTTGGTGATGTATTGGTTGCAACTATTGCAAACGGTAAAACTTTTACGTGGAACGCGGATATTGCAGCAAGGTTAACAACTAGAGCTTCAACATCTACAGCTGGATTTTCTACATCTGCTAATCCTACAGCAACAAGAGTTACATTAATTTCACCAACAACACGTCACTTAATTCATTTTGGTACAGAGACAACAATAGGCACACCATCTACACAAGATGATATGTTTATTAGATTCTCTGTTGATGAAGACATTAATGATTACACACCTGAAGCAACTAACACCGCTGGTACACAAAGATTACAAGATGGTACAAAAATTATGGGTGCGTTAGTTGCAAAAGAAAATATTCTAGTGTGGACTGATAATGCATTGTATGCAATGAAATTTGTAGGTGCACCTTTTACATTTGGATTTGAACAGGTAGGTACAAACTGTGGATTAATTGGTAAGAATGCAGCTATTGAAATTGATGGTGTTGCATATTGGATGGGTAACAATGGTTTCTTCTCTTTTGATGGTACAGTAAATACATTACCTTGTTCTGTTGAAGATTATGTTTACGATGATATTGATACTACAAAAGGTCAACAAGTAACAGCCGGTATTAATAATCTATTTACAGAAGTTGTTTGGTGGTATCCAACATCTGGATCTACATTTAACAATAGATATGTGGTTTATAATTATGGTCAAGATAATGCAAGATTACCAATGGGTAATTGGTACACAGGTACAAATACAAACTCAATTAGAACAACTTGGATTGATTCATTAGTATATCCAAAACCATATGCAACTGCATATGATAGTTCTGCTACAGGATCTTTCCCTGCCATTGTAGGTGAGACTGGATTAGGTAGAAGTGTATTGTTTGAACACGAAGTAGGAACGGATCAAATTAATCCTGATGGTAGTACAACAGCTTTAACTTCTTTTGTTGAGTCTTTTAGTTTTTCTTTGCAAAAAGATCAAAGTGAGGTATTTCTAGCTATGAGAAGATTTTTACCAAATTTCAAAACACTAGTTGGTAATAATCAAATTACTATATCAGTAAAAGATTTTCCTGCAGATGATGATACTGCAAGTACATTGAGTCCTTTTACAATTAACTCATCAACTAAAAAGATTGATACAAGAGCAAGAGGACGATATGCAAATATTAAAATAGAAAATACTGGATCTGGTGAGTCTTGGAGATTTGGTACATTTCAAGTAGATTTACAACCTGATGGAAGGAGAGGATAATGGCAAAGATAGTAGTAAGATTACCAGAACCTAAAAAAGAATACACAGAAGATAATCAAAGACAGATTAACAGAGCAATTGCTGTATTGATAGAGCAATTAAACTCTACATATTTAACACAACAAAAAGAGGACCAAGAACGATTTACTTGGTTAGGTTTAGGTTAATGGCAAATATATATAAGAATGCAAAATTAGATTTAACAACTACAGATGCTACAACTTTATATAGTGTACCATCTAACTCTAGAGCGATTGTAAAATCTGTTTTAGTTTGTGATGATAGTAATAATGGAAGTACAATCACACTCACACTAACAGATGCATCTAGTAATGTATTTGTATTGTTTGATGTAAAAACTATAGCTGGCCACGCAACAGAACAGTTGTTAAGTGAACCATTGATATTACAGGAAAGTGAAGTATTAACAGCTACCGCAGCAGATGCTAATCGTCTACACGTTGTAGCATCAATATTAGAAATAAACAGGGAGGACAGATAATGCCATTTGTGGAACAAGAAGAGTCATTTGAAGATCAGGTTATAGACGGTAAAACAGTCAAAGTTTATAAGCCTAGAGTAGAGGTGACTATCAAAAACCTTAGAACTAATAGAGAATATCTATCAGATGCAGAGGCTCAAGAAGACGTAGATAGTGAGGTTACAGATACGACTCAGGATGACATCTCAAGAAGCGTGCATATTAAGGTACAAAGCCTGCCAATAGGCGGCAAAACTAATTTATAGGATCGTTGACGAATGTATAAAAACCTTGTAAATTGTGATACACTCGCCTTTTTACAAGCTTTGCGAACTTGCTATCAACATATATAATAAAGAGAAACTATGGGATTTTTAAAAAAGATAACAAGACCTATTTCAAAGGTATTAGACAAAGTAATACCAAATGAAATTAAACCAGCATTACCATTTCTAGCTGCAGCTGTTCCGTTTTTAGCACCTACCTCAGGTATATTTGGAACAATGGCTGGACGAGCAGCATTATCGGGAGGTGCTAATTTATTATCTCAATTATCACAAGAAGGTAGTGAAGGGGATTTTTCTGGACTGTCTGCATTGTTAGCAGCAGGAACAGGTGCCTTAAGTGCGCCTCAAGTAAGTAAAACAAATTTAGCTTCTCCTGGAGATTATTTTAGAATGAGATCTGAATTAGCTGGTGGAGAAGGTTTTACTAATCAAGGGTTAGAGTATTTAGCTAAAGGCGCAGATTTTTTAGGAGGAGGAGGTCCAGGTAATCGAGCTTTTGAAGGAAGTGCCGTAGATATATTAGGTAAAGGTGGAACTAAAGCAGGATTTGATATGGCAACAGCAAAAGCAGCAGCTATTCCTTTTACACAAGCAACTACAGATTTAGCAGTAGCAGATGCTAGACGATTAGAAAAACAAGCAGCTATAGATGAAGCATTAGCACAAGCAGAATTATTAGCAGATAGTGGAGCTAGAGCTGCAGCTATCAGACAATTTATGGAAGGCGCTGGATACTTTAGTGATGAGGAAATTGAAGAAACTATCTCAGCAGCGGGGTACGCGGACGGTGGTAGAGTAGGATTAGAATTTGGTGGTATACCTGCAGCGGTAGAAGCTGTTGAAGAAAAACCAAAAGAGTTTTTAGTAGATAAATTAAAAGTAACAATAATGCCTGGTCAGTCAGAAGAGATGGGTATTTTAAATGCAATGTTTAATGATGTAGAAGGTGTAATGCCAGATGATAGAAAAATGGAATTCTATAAATTATACATCCCACAATTGTATGAAAGAGGCGAAATATCAAAAGCAGAATTTGAAGGTATGAAAGAAGATATTTTAGGTGAAGGTAAAAAAGATGGGGGCCTAATGAGTCTTGGTGGTAAAGAGATGGATTTAAGAGGTGGAGGATTCGTACCAATTGGTAAAAAAGAAAGAGCAGACGATGTACCTGCAAGACTTTCTAAAAATGAATTCGTAATGACTGCAGATGCAGTTAGAGGTGCAGGTGGTGGAGATATTAATAAAGGTGCAAAGAGAATGTATGAAACAATGAACAGATTAGAGGCAAGAGCATAATGTCAGAAACAACTACAATAACAAAACCAGCACCGATAATAGAAGGTGCACTTACATCCTTTTTAGAAACTCTTAAAAAACTACAACCAGGTACAATACCTGCTGGTGGTTTTACAGGAATAGATACAACAAAATTTGCACCAAAGATTGCAGCAGAATCACAATTACAACAAGATGCAAGAACCGCGGCTGCTGGATTAGATTCATTAGTAGGACCACAAGCTTACCAACAGTTTATGTCACCTTAT